GTCTTTTCCTGTTGCTTCTCACTCTTGTACTCAGTGTGTAGAAAGAATTGTCGAACCTCGTCGAGAGTTGGAAAATGATCCAGTTCGAATGGCAACTGCGGATTATCCGGAGAGTCGCCGAACACGAGGGTCAGACCAGCGGGGTTTGGCCGATAGCCTTGTCGTGCGTAATACAGATATATGTCCTCTAGAAGTGCGTGGACACGTCGGTGGTTGCCGCATGCTGCGTACGCAAAACCGATGGCTTGTGCCATCGTGATCTCAGGCTTTGGTTTCTTCCCTTTGGTGTGATAAAATTGTGCTAGCATCATGATCTCGTCACGGTATGGTAGACCGGCGTGATGACGATAACTTAGTACTTCACATCCATCGAGCTGGTTGCGAACTTCGGATTTAGTTGCGGATATGACCGCTTTAAAATAGTAGTCCGCTAATTCTTGCATTCTAAGCAAAAAAGCTGCGTGAGAGGAAGGGGGGATTAGCATGGCCAGGCGGATGATTGAATCATCGCCTTGCACCTTAATGATGCATTTCTGTGGGTCGATGCCAATGGCTGAGAGGAGGGTGGCTAACATGACGTAGTTGTAAAACGAGTCAAGTAGCTGGGTGATGAAGAGGCCGGATGGTATTCCAGCGAATCTTCTGCGATACATCCTGCCGTCGGGGAGAACAATTTCGGCTTTGTACATATTTTCAAGTGTCCAGAGCCAGAGTCGTTCAAGACGTAAGGATTTCTCGTCGTTCCAGGTGCTTTTGGTGTCAGGATACAGCGTGTTTGGTAGATAGCCTTCGTTGAAGGAGAGGAAAGTTCGTAGCACATACATGATCTTGTGGATCAGGGTGAAGTACGCGCGTTTGTCGAATCTTGACCAATCAATTGTAACGAGACTGTTACGCATGTAGCCGTTGAACAGAGCGGCGTTGAGCCGCATCCAACCGCCGGTGAACGTTTCGTAACCCCAGAGCATTGGGGTATAACCAGGATGGGTTTTGATCCAGGCTATATATTCCCAGTAGATCATCGTTTCGGCGATGACCCATGTCTTAGAGGTTCCCCAGATGGTTCGCATCTTATCGGGGTCGTTCTTTTTAACGATTGCTGTTTTGGTGTGCAATAGCATAGGAAAGATAAATTTGTCCTTGAAGTAAGTCATACTTTCAAGGTCTGTAAGATCTTGGAAACCGCT